GATTAACAGAGGTACCTAAAAATACAAGATCGGTTGCTTGGGTAGTATAACCAATACTATCAACAGCACATTTATAACGTTGACCTTTATAGCGAACTACATCATTTAGTTTATAACTTGTTTGGCCATTCCATGATGGTTCAATAAGATTATCATCTATTAAATCATATAACTCTGATAGTTCACTAATATTGGTTAATTTATATCGTGCTTCTGTCCTGTTCAGTACTTCACCGCCAGTCTTAAAGAAGTTTTCCTTTAAGTATTGTTCAAACGGTATTGTTTCAAAAACTGACGTACTTTTATTATTCACCCATCTTGCATCTGATATATTAGATAAATCAATAATTTGTTTATTGTCTTTAATATCACTGATGTCTTGCTGTATTTCATGTGCGTTAATATTGATGGTATCACCCATATAACTTTGACGGAACATCCATTCTTCACGTAGATCAATAATAGTATCACCACCATGAACTAAGTCACTTCTTTCATATCTCTTAACTACACTAGACGTTCCTTTGTCTTTTAACGAACCTTGCCACAGTTTTGACAATACACCATTGCTTAAATTTGTTCCTGCATGCCACTGTCTATTGTAATTCCCAAGCATGATGTTCTCACTTTTTGTCACACCTGGATTAACATTTTCAATATCAAAATTATAAAAGTCTCCTAATGATTTAACACTTGAATCCCAGTTTTCTACTATTTTATTTTCAAATATTAGATAACCAGATGCTTTTCTATTACCGTCCCAATCTTTTGTTCTTTGACCTTGTAATTTCATTCTTAATGCTCTGGCATTTATTTTGTCATTGAATATTATATCATTAAACTGTGTAGTATTTTTAAACAATGCTACATGCTCAAAATCAATTTCAGCAAAACCTACACTTCCTATATCCCAGTTCGTATCATCTTGCACACTAGTTACTGTTATTGTTTGTATACCTAGATCATCCTTTCTGTCAACAATATATAAGTCTTGATCAACAGCATTTCCATCTTGATCTAGTATATCATTTAATTGATGTGGTAAACTACCTAAAGGTAAAACATATCCGTGTGTTGCAGTATAAGAAATTTTATCACCAATAAATGCAATATACTCTTCACCATCGTCAGCGATCATTGCCCATCTTGCAACGTCTAGAGCAACAGCATCTGCATTATCCTGGAATGTGATCCCTTTTGTTTCTAGATAATATCTATTACCTCTAATAAAGTCGTATAAATCTTGTATCTTTGCCAAACTTGCTCTGAAATCTATTACACTTTCAGTAGATTCAAACTTTGTGTACTTTCTAAGATTTGTTGATTTTGCTACTGCTACTTCAGAATAGTTATTATCATGAATTGGTTGATAAAATTTGAAGTTTTGTTTATTGCTACTAAATCCTTGTACCTTATATGAGTTTCCTGATTTCTTAATTATAATATTGCTTGCATTTACTACTTCAGTGGGTTTTCCGGTATACATTAGTAATTCATAATCATTATCATTCATTCTAAACATACCGTTACGCCCACTTTCAAGATAATAGTTAAGTAGGTTTTTACTCGAAAATCCTGCAAGTTTATGCATAAGCATTGTATCTAATGTGTAATATGTATTTTCTAAATCTAAATCAACAAAGTGTCTATGTAAGTTGTTAATTTGTAATTCATTAATACCATTTGTCCTTTCTGGAACTGATGTTACCAATAACTCAATATCTACCTTGGCGTTTGAGTCTGCTCCGGCGCCAGAGTTAACAATATCAATTACTGGATGATTTTTAATACCGACACCCCTGCATGTTACTACGACATTTTTAATCTGACCATTTTCAATAACTAATTTTGCTGTTGCAGGTTGTTTACTGTAACCATCAACTAAATTAATCGTAGATGTAGATCCCCAGCCACTGGTAGAACTTTTAACTTTTAATTCTTTAATTTTTTTATTATATGTTTTACCACTATAAATTACATCACGTGGATTAAACAAGTTGCTATTGTTGTAATATAACGGTTTATTAATATCTAAATCATTGTCTGTATAAGTTACTGAGCCGGGTTGGAAAAAATCTGTCCATGCTTCAGTTGGACGCAATTTTAATGCAGCGTCTACCAAAGCACTTTGACCCAATACACTTTCTCTCCATAGTATTTCAACAGGACCCCAGTCACCGAATTCAAATTCTTGTGAGGCATTCAATGAAGAGGGGACTCCTAAAATAGCACTCCTAGCACGAAGTCTACCTATATTAGTTCCAGTTGTCTGTACCGGAAATTTACTTGTCCAATCCCAATAATATCTTGCATATGCAACATCTTGTCTATAGGTTTTCCCTGCTGTTGGATCTGTTACTATACCATTTCTTAGTGCAGTTATAAGGTTTGCCACCTTTGTAGAATCACCCCAAGTTCCAGGCCCACCTGTTGTACTAGGATAATGCGTGTCCCACCAATCAGGTTTTCTACTAATACCTAACATATGCCAAGGTGTTAAGTGTGGTGTACTTGTGCCAAAAATTACAGTATATGCACCTTTCCAATGTCCTGGCAATGCATTACCATCGAAATGTTCACCTAGTAATGTTGTTTTATAATTCCAAGTAGTATCGTCACCGGATTGGTAATAGTTACTAGGTGTTAAATCAAAATTAGATGTTTTTGCTTGCCATGAAGCAAATACCTGCTCCATATAATCATTCATTTTGTCTAAAGTATACCATGTAGGTCTATGTTGTCCTGGTATATACTTTAATGCTGATTTTGTATTATCATTCTCAACAATGCCAGCCCAAATTCTTTTTTCTAATTCAAATAATGATGCTGTTACTACATCAAAAGTTGGATCTGTCATATCATATAAGTTACTAGTAGGATCAAAGTCATGTTTGTCGCCATCATGACCAAGTAAAAATCCTCTGTTAGTATCTGCTGCTGGTGTATGCGCAAAACTTAATCCAAGATTAGTCATACTAGCAGGCACATAGCACTCATAGTCCATATCATGCCAGTATACAGTGATGTATGCCGGGGTATCAGCGTTTAATGGAATAGGTGTTGATGTTAAAGTAATTTTTGAACCGTCTAGCGTATAATCAACGTCTTTAATTAATAAGCGTTCTATCATTCTACCTGCACTATTAATATTATCAGTTAGATAAACGTATAAATGATCACCCTGTGTCCTGTCAGAATTAGGATTAAAATTAGTTCTTACTGTTAGTGAAGAAACTATCTCTATTTTTTCATATTTGTCATCAAAGTAATATACCATATTACTATATTTGTGTAGATCTCTGCCACGCTTAGGCTCAATAAGTTGCTTTAATGCTAGATTAACCATTTCTCTTACTGACTGGCTTGCATTAGTTTTGTATAATCTAGTAATTTGATTAATAAATCTCTTTTTAAATCCCCAATAATCATTTGCTTGATCATATAAAGACTCTTGTAAGTTAATAGCATCATTTGCATAATTAAGATCATGCATAATACTAATATCATTGTGCATAAAAATTTCGCCGCCGGTGTCATCTACTTGTGTTGTTTTATGATAGTTGTTAAATCCAAAACTATTACCTGTAAATCCAGGAGTGTGTCTTAGTAAACTTCTCCAATGTCCCATTGTTTCTGTTATTGTGAATGATTTTACCATTTCGTTTGTGCTGTTATGATGTAAAGTATCAGCAACCTGAGTCTTTAGGCCTGAGGTATTGGGATTACTATTCATATACTCAATATCAATTATATTATGATCATCTTGAATTGCTGCTGGTAAAACAATGCTGTTAGTATTGACATCATAACTAGAACCATTTAATGCCTTACCGTTTATATAAACTGTGTGGTATAGAAAATCATTAGAATTAACACAAATTAATTTACCCATACTGTTATTATCAGAGTATCCATAATATAAAACAGTTTCATAAGATGGAACATTTAGAAGATATTTTTGATCGACTGTTGGTAATACTGGAATTAGGTTTTTATCTTTATCCCAAAATTTTAGTAAAGTGCCATCGTTTATTAAATCATGAAATACAAAAGTAATACCTGTTTCTAATATAAGCGTAGGTGCCTTTTTTCTTCTATCAGTAATATAACCGTTTCTTTCTCTTTTTGCAACAGTAAAGTCTTTTTCGTCTCCAGCTCGATAAACTAAAATTTCTCTGTCAGTTGCCCATTCACGACTACCTATACCTTCAATAGTAATATCAGGAATAACTACACCGGTCCCTGAACCTGGTGCAGTTGCAGTAAATCTTGTTCCGATATCATTTGAGCTCGCACCAAACGATGTAAAATTAGTGGTGCCTTTTGTTTTAATGGTGTAACCTACTCCTGCGACCATATCAACAGCGTTTACTATAGATTTTTCTATTGTGTATTGAGCTTTATCTCTAGCACCTAAGGCAAGCATTGCTGGTTTATAAATGTGTTTCTTTTCACCAAATTTAGAATAACTAAACATTCCAGTTGCTGATCTATTTGCTCCAACTTGGGCGCCGATGCTCGTTTCAACTGGGTATAACACTTTAATAGTATGCAAAAAGTTTTCAAAACAATAATCCGCCTTAATGGATACGTCTTTATAAACTAATGGAAACCCTAACTCAGTATCTGCTGTTCCAGTTCCAACTTGATATCCAAATATTTTTGTTCCAGTAAATGTGCTTGCTGGATAAACGCTTGTATCTTCTAATGCATTACCACGGTAATCCCATGCTCTAAATAATGGCGCTTGGTTTATTTGTCTTTTTCGTTGTCCAATATCGAAAGTTGAACCGTTCCAATATACATCACAATATCTATATTTTTCTACTAAAATACCACTTAGATTGTATGTTAATTGGCTAGGACTATTGAAGATTAAGCAAGTATCACCCGTATCAAAATTATCACCGGTTGGTGATCCGACACCTCCCATCGCCATATATATTGTTCTGTCATTTAATTTTATATATCTAGAACCATCAGCCATCAATGCTACTTCACTATCATTGCTAATTAAGAAATCAATTGGTCCGTGCCAATATTGTTGAGTTCTATTTGATAGTGAAATAGTGCCTCCAGAGATATACGCAGCGAATGTTGTTGAATCAACAGCAGTCGATAATGATGCATCAAGATATAACTCTACAGTAGTTGTGTTTGTAGTATGAGATATAACTTTAACATAATAGTCGTTGCCAAATAATTCACTTACTCCACCAGCAGAATTGATTGTTATTTTTTGTCCATCAATTACTTCTAGTTTACTACTAGTTGTAAGAACGCAAGGATTAGATGCTGTAATATTAGTAATAGTCTGGTTTATGTTGGTTAACATTGTAGGATCATTTTGATGATTCCACATATGTAAATATTTTTGGAATTCAATAATTGGACGTCTTGCTTGTCTCTCTGCTGTAAAATAAACTTGTGAACTAAAGTTAGGAATCAAAGTTTCCATTAAAACAATCGTTTCCTTATGTACCCACCAGTTTCCTCTACTCCACTGTGTCGCAATTGGATCATTAGTACTGATTACATGGTAATCTTTTGTATCTTCAGCAAGAAATCTTCTATCCCAAACTTCTGTATCCCATTCACCAATGACAGTATTTGCTATATCAAGTTGCGTCTGTGTAAGTCCGTTTGCAATAAACTGTTCAATTTCATTTCCATCAGGTACATTATATACATAACCGCCGCCAGTGTATGCTGGTTCGGATGTTGTGTCTACAGTTGTGGCTAGTATTGAATCATCATACAATTCAAAAGTATCTACACCAGTTACCTTCACATAATATTTTTTATTACCGTTTAAAACAGCCATTCCACCGACATTATCAAATCTTATAAAGTCGCCAGAGTTTAATCCGTGTGGTGATACTGTTGTTACTACTGCTGGATTTGCTTGTGTAATGTTAGAAATATTTTCTTTTACTCTTGCTCCAATAATAGTTGTAAATGAAACCAGTCCTGTATTCTGATCTACTTCCACATAATAAACTTGATAAGGATCGGCAGGTCCTAAACTAGGCCATTCACTGCCAATTCTAATTATCTGACCATCAGTTAGATACGATGTTTTATGAAGGCTGCCATTATACCAACGGCACATAGCACTGTTTTCACCAAGGACTGTCCAGTTAGCAATAGTGAATGTTGCATCAGAGTTTGGTGTTAAACAAGAATATACAATTCCATTATATATTACATAATCACCTGTAACATAACTAGTTCCTGAAATCCATGCAGGCGCTGATCTTCTTTTATTATACTCTGCAATAATTGAGCTTGGGCTTGCTGGAATACCCCACGATAATGGTCGACTGTCAGGCACACCGTGCAGTTTATAATCCCAACATACTATTGATGTAAAGTCCCAAAAATCTGAAACCACTTTTTTATATGTGCTATAATCTACCCACCATGGTATATTTCTTTGACTTGAGGTTTCAAATTTATTATATAATCTAAGCGTTATAGTAGTACCAACGCCAGTTACAATATAAACACTTTTAGATATTTCTGCAGGATAACCATCGCCAAATCGAATAATAATACCATTTTGTAATTCAAATTGATTATCATCATCAGAAAATATGTATGTAGGATATTCAGCATTATTAATAACGTCAACAATATTTGATGATCCATATGATACTTGATTGCCAAATAATTTAATAGTATCGTTTACACCAGGAGCAACAAGAAATGTAATTACTGTACCACCAGAGCTAAAATTGTAGTCTACGCCATTTGTTTGTGTTACGCCGTTTAAACCAACTCCTGTTATTGGTCTATTATCGCTAAAAGAATATGATAATTTATTACCATCGCCTTTTAACACATATTCACCTAAGTTATTAGATGTATATATAGGCATATCATACATCCAATAATATGAGTTATGATTAACAAATTTATCAAAATCAATTGGTGGCGACATTACATAAGCCTGGCTGTTATAGGCAGGGCTATATGCGTATGTATCAAAATTTAAAGCAACACTATTAGCAATATCATCAACACTTAATCTATCTTGAATATTTCCGTTTAAGTCTTTATTGACGATCGCAGGTTCTAGTTGTTTTTCCTGTCTATTCTTTTTATGAAATTTTTCAGTTACATATACATCATCTTTTAATCTTGATTTACCAGATCTGTCACCTATATAACCATCAATATCTTCTAATGCAGCTTTGCTGACTAGTTGATCCAAAGTTGAATCTAGCCATTTTTTATTTTGTTCTGTTTCAAAAACTGCTGGAATATAACTTGATGTTTTAATTTTTCTAGTTGGATAATCACCGGCTCTAAGTTTTTTATTTGGAACCTTCTGATTTTTTGATTCAAATTCTGACATTTAATGTACCTTATGCTTGCCTAATATTTGTTCTTGTGATACTATCAATAATATCAATATCGTTTACATCCACATCTGGAATCAATAATTCGTCGCTGTTTGGTGTAATTTGGAAAAGATCACCAAACACACTATCAGACCCCTGAGGGACTATGACAAAACTACTAACAATTCCTGCTAGTTCCTTATGTACATATGCTGCAAGTTCTGTAAAATAAAAAGTTTCACCAAAATCCCAATTATCAATATTAAAGAAATTAGTAATACTATTAACAACCTTGTCTCTGATTTCATTATCAGTATATACTGTTTCAGGAACTTTGATGACCCTAAACTTTGCTTGGAATTCAGTGCTCGCTTTATCACCAAACACCACTTTATATTTTACAGGTCTATAAATTATACTATCGCTCATTGCTTTTCTATTTGTTTGTTGCTTGAATGAACTATTCAATTCATTGATAGTAGGTACTTCAGGCATCTCTAAATCTAATCTACTAGTAGTTAGCCACGATCTATATTCTGTATCATATGTTCTTGTTAAAACATAAACATCGATTACATTTGTAAAACTAGGATCAATAATTTCATCTTCAGATGGAATATGAGTCCATTCAAAGCGTAGTTTATCACCATATGAACCGCCATATGTAGATGTAGTATCTGCAACCGGCGAAGTTACCACCGCGTTATAACTATTAGGATTGTCAGGTCTAGCATCAGAGTTATTATCAACCATTGCTAATATCACAGTATCACTCACATATATACCACTTTGATCACCATTAGTTTCAAATTCATATCCGTAGATGTAGAAATCCGAACTTGGTAAACTTTCAACATTAAGGTTACTAATTTTAATTAAATCTCTTTGAGATTTACCAGACTTTTCATTAAGTTGTAATTCATTAGTAATATTACCAAAATCAATTTGGTTGCTCTGTAGTTTATACCTGATTGTTCTTGTTGAAATATCCCATTTATCAGTAGGACTAGATGTATCATATGATACATATATTAACCAGTTGTTATCTCTGTTAGGAGTTGCTGGGTCGCTATCATGATCTATCGTTGTTGAATAGTCAAAAACACTAGGAAATGCATAATTACTGTCAGTTGGTAATGGATCGCTATCAATAATATCCCAACCTAAGTTAATGTAATCATACTTTAAAGCAAAGTTTTGTTTTGCTTCTAAAAAGTTAATAATTTGTGTTCTCTCTAATGAAGTAAATTGTCTTGCGTATGCAGGATATACTACTTCAATGGTACTGTTATTAGGTATTATATTATCTAAACTAACTGCACCATAGTTTCCATCAGCAGTTAATCCTGTAGGGTTACCATCAACACCATCAACGCCCAATCCATATGCAAAACTTTTACTTAATTTTGCCCATATATAAACACCTGTTGGTGTCTTAAATTTAATCAAACATCCTACTTGTAGATATTTTAAAAACCCAGATACTGTGGCACCAATTCTTTTAATATCACCCGAGGTATCAATAATATATCCTGTAGTTGATGTACCTATTTGCTGCCATTTATATTTTGTGTTGTCACTGGTGACAGTTCCACCACTTGTATATGGTGTAAAGACTGTACTATCTACTGGGGATGATGTTGCCGCTGGATCAGAATATATTTCAAAACTAGTTGAGCCTGTTCTTCTTACATAATAAGAATTACCGTTTAGTTCAGTCATACCAACAACACCTGCAAAAGTAACTATGTGTCCTGTTTGAAAATTATGTGAAGTGTCTGTAGTAATTCTTGCAGGTGAATTCGATGTTATGTTAATTATATCTTCAATCCAACCAACGTTCCTTGCTTGAGTATTTGCTATATCATCAAAAGTAGATTGGAATTCACTATAATATAGATTTGTTAATTCATCATCCGATATGGCAGGTTTAATATAATTTTCAAATACAGATGCTGATGAAATATCAGTAGCAAATGAAGTTTTTACTCTTTTCGTTTTATAAAGTTTTCCATCTGTTCCAAATAAATTTAAGTTTTTGTATGCACCAGTAGGATCACGAAGTTCAACATAACGACTATGTCCACTGTGTGTCCTGTTAGTACCTTTAATTTTTCTAATATTATCGCTTTGTGTGTACAAATAACTATTATAATCATCTGCAGTGATCATGCGGTCCTGGCTTGCATAAATGCGTGGCGCATTTGTTTTAATATCGTCCAAACTTTCACTTGCACTAGCGTTGATAACATTTTCTTTTAATTGAACTCCAAACGTGGCAATATATGCATTTCCATCTGATCCAACATAATTAATATTAATTCTCTTTGTTCCGATATCATCTGGTCTTAAAACATAAGTTATATTTTCACTTGTTCTATACCATACACGAATTACACCAGTTGGAAGATTACCAAAACTTTCATCTGCAAATTGAATACTAATTTGATTGTTTTCTCTAGACTTTACAGCGTAGATATTTCTTTCCTTTTGATCTAAATAATTATAGATAATATTATGACCATATGAAGATTCAACTTGTTTCCATTCTGTTGTAACTGACCCGTCGTTACTGACTGTTTGGACCCACACATCAGAATTGTTAATATTTTCTTCAGTAATATCAAGTGTCATTCCGCTTAGTGGCTCTTCAATTAAAAAGTCTTTGAATGCTAATTGGCCTTGCTTAAATCCAAAAAAGAATCCGTTATTATTAGAGTTTATGCCGCCGCCATCATTTTTATACATCAAAGTAAAACTTCCATTAGGATCAGGATTTCGTTCCGTAATGGCGTTTAATGTAGTATCTAATTTTACATTAACAGCGTTAAAATCGACATTTGTTCCTTGGGCAAATCCTGTAAATGAAAATGTTATTTGATCTGCAACGTTATTAAGTCCATAAAAATCTACAGTTGAATTATTAATTTTAGTGCGTTGTAATGGGCTACCGAATTGTGAATTAGCATTAAACATACTATTCAAAATAGTAATAAAGTTATCAATATTGTCATCTCCATTACTGTTATCATAACGTATTTCTTTACCGCCCAATGAAGTTCCTGCAGAACCTATTACATCCTCGTTTGTTTTTACACTTGTGATTTTGAGATTTCCGAATGCAGGAATATTTCTGCGTGGTTGGTAACCTAAAAATTCTGCTAGTTTAAAAACGCTATCTTGTCTTTCAGCAGTGCTTAAAAAACTATTGCGGCTATTTAAATCTATACGATATGCTAGGTTATGTCCAAACATAGCAATAACATCGAGGAGTGCTACAAACTCTGCGCTCTCTACCCAATCGTTATAACTTTCAGCATAATTAATTCTAATATAATCAATCATCGATGTTCTGATAGTATCAAAATCATATGCTTGAAAATTTGCATTTACATAAGATTCATATACTGCTGTATAATCTTCTGCAGCGAATAATCTGCTTTGTCTTGCTAGTTGTGCCATTTCTATTACCTATCAAATTCCTTATCAAACTTTAACTGTAATGCAGTTTCTGTTGTAGTTGGCAAATACAGTAATTGGATTCTAACTGTGATGCTATGCTCATCTTCTGATACCCTTACATTTCTATCAATTAAATCAAATCTAGGATCATAACTTACTACATTGTAGACGTCCTCTTCTATCAACTGTATTGTTGTCTCATCTAATGGTTGAAACACATATAAAGGCAAGTCACTACCAAAATCAGGATTAGTCCATTTTTCACCCTTACGGATATTAAAATGGTTATGAAGATCCTGTTTAGCAAGTTCCAATCCACTTAATATGGTTGCACTTCTATTTGATTTTTGTGTGGTATATCCAATTATTTTGTTCATACTAATATTTAGTCATAAAAAATCGCCCTTTTTGGATTAGGCTACTTCTGATTCAAAATATTTTATATCTTGAGGAATTGCGAGATATGGAGTCCAATCTGGATGAATTTTTTCAAATTTTAAAAATTTTGAACATTTTTTATTGAGTTGATAGTATGTTGGTTGTGTGGGAAGGGTTGTTGGTTTTACATTTGGGTTGTTGGACTTTGCAGTATTACATTTCCTACATGCGGTGGTACAGTTTGTCCAATTTGTTCTGCCACCGTGGCTCCGGGGTAATACATGATCTATGGTTAAATCACATTGCCGGAATTCTGTAAAGCAATACTGACATTGAAAATTATCCCGAAGAAACAAATTTCGCCGGGTAAATTTTGCTTTATCAGGCATTCTATGCCACTGCTTTAACATAACAATAGTTGGAAGTGGCATTTCAAAACTAGGGCTATGAAGAACACGAGTTTCATGCTCTTTAACAACTCTAACTTTGTCTTGAAACAATGCCTTAACCGCTGATTGCCAAGATATTGTACTTAGCGGTAATAGACTTAATGGTTGCCCGTCGGCATTAAGAAGTAAAACACTCATGCAAATATTTAGTCATCTATTTCACTGTTTATTTGATTCACAATTTGGCGCTTTCTACTTTGCGTCATGAGAGGTAAAAATCTTTTCGTTTCCTTATAATAGATATATTCTGCTTGTTTTAAAGAAAGGGTATCATCAAACCTATTCGGATATAATGTTCTTATTTCTTGAATGCCTTGCGATCTAATAGTAGTTCTGTCTTTTTGACTTCCATAATCAGCGAGCATCATTATACTTGCCTCTAATTGTCTAATAGTTCTATTATCATTCGTTAATACAAGTATACTAGCAATATATTGCCATTTTTCATTTATCACATAATCATTGATATCAAAACGTCTAGATTTAGATCCAATAGTTTTTATTGTTCCTGTATAATAATATAAACTTAATAATGCATCATAGCATGATTGTGAAATATAGTTAAGCGGTAATAACTTTTTAAAGTTTCTTTCTTTTTGTTTGAAATCTTCTATAAAATAACCATATGATTGAATTTCTGATAACCCGTCTGATTCGGCGCCCGCTGTTAATCCATATCCAATTTTTCTAACACCATTTTCTATATAAGAGTAGCCTCGCCACTTTTTTTCTCTTAGAATCGTATTAATTAAACTAGAACTTGCTTCAAGATTTTGTAAAATTTTCTTATCGTTAACCAAGCTCGAGTCTTTTACTGTAAACAGATCAAACTCAATTAAATCTTTATCTCTTATTGTATTAGGAAGATTATAAGTTGCCATTATGCAGTATTACCTTTTGCTGTCTCAAATGTTTCTTCTATGGTACTTGCACCTTTCCAAGGATGATGTTCAGGAACTCGGGTAGCTGCACTCTTTAATATATTTTTATTTCCGACTAATTCTTTTGTAATAATTCTACTGGCATCAGTGGCGGGTGGACCATTCATATCAATACGGTTAGCAGTTTCTTTATAGTTGCCTCCCGCCTTTACATTTCCGTTTACTGCCGCTTGTATTTGAAAATCATTACCAGCGAACACATCAACGTCTGCAGTAGTTGCATCGACTTTGACACCATCACTACCGGTACTTCTAATATTAATACCAATATCACTTTCCATATTAATTCTTCCCTTGGCGTGTACATTAAAATCACCTTCAGAATGATAACTAATGTCATTTTGACTGTACACATCAATTCGACCATCCGCATCTATTTCAATCCAAGCATTACCTTTATGATTAGTTATGAATACAAATTCATTGGTGTCATCAATTAGTATCTGTGCGCCGCCGCGACTTCTGATTCTAATATTACGACTTAGTGCATCTTCGGCTGTTCCATCATCCATTGTGAAGACGTGTCCGCCCCTTGTTGTAATTCCAAAAACACGGCTCGGTGTTTCTCGCCTTGCACTACTTCCACTATGACCACGGCTGTAATCTTCTTCTAATCCTTGTGTTTTTAATGTATCAGCAAATACTTCGTCTTTTGGTTTGATTGTTCCACCTGTTAGGTCATAAGGATTTTTTTCACCAACTGGTTGGATAGTTCCATCGAAACTTTCAGCACTAGCACGACCTCCCATCATATGATTTCTATCTTTGCTTATAAAACTACCAATTAAAAATCCCTCACGTCTACTTGCTGTGAACGCAACAAGAACTTCTGTACCGATCGCAGGAGGTTGTGGCCACATACCATAACTTTTAGGAGTACCGCCGGATCCTTCTTCATCATTACCAAACACATCCGGTTGTTTTCCGGAATCTAATGCTTCTGTAACACCACCAAATGGTGTTACTAATAAAACAATAACTGAATCATCAGTGCCAAATTCAGGAATAACCACACCTATTCTTCCAGTATGTAATGAATCATAATGCTCTGAAACAGTTCCTACATAATTTCCAGTGATAATATTTCTACCAGTGGTATCACTTTGTTTAACATTGCTTTGAATTCGTTTACCGCCGGTTTGTATAGTATAGCTCATGATCTTCTAACCTCCATTTCATTTTGTAAAAGATAAGAACTAATATTTCTGTTTCTAAAACATTTTAAAGTTTGTATAAATTCACCACCACTCATCTCGGTTTGTATTGATCTTACTTCATATACTCCGCTGGCAGCAATGTCAAACTCGCCTTTTCCTTGATATTCATAAGTAAAATTCCTACCAGTAACCTGTGTTGGCATATAGTTTGTTAATAGAATTAGACTATCAGTCATTAAATATGCATCCGCTGCAATGACAGATTCTGTTCTTTTTACACCAGGTGTACCCATCCAAAACGGATCACCTTTAATTTTTAATTCAATTTGTTGAAAATCTAAATCCCTGTGTTTAAATTCTAAATCTGCTAAAGCATCTAAACTTCCAGTATCTTTGCCTTGAGCTTCGTTTAATTGCTGAGATGATGCTGATGACATTTGATATGTATATGCCATGTTTTCAAACATTTGTTGATTAGAAGCAGGTATTTCACTTAGGAATGTAGCAAACCCTCTTGTATTTCCTTTTCTTTCTCTATAATCTGTTGTAGGGATTCCATCTTGGTTCGTTAACCTTTCTGCGCTACCGACTGTAACAGGAGTAGGATTAGTAGGAACTTTAGATTCCTTTTCAGATGCGTAATTTAATCCAGCTGCTGGATCCATCGCAGAATATAACATTGCTTCAATATTCATATTAAAACTTAAAATTTCTGTGTTTAATCCACTGTAAAGATAATCATATCTTTTAGTAATAGGCATTTCTGCAAACCATTTCTTTTGATTTTCTCTATTATTAACTTTTTCTTCCTGTGCTTTTGGTGTAGTTTGTGGAGTAGCATATGTATTGCCTATACCTACTGTTACAGTAATTACTCGCTCTTGAGTGTTTGTGTATTGATCAGTTGCAGATCCATATGTTACATTAGGAGTAACAGTTATGTGTGATTTTAAAATATTATCTGTTGCTTGCCTTTGTTTTTTATTAAGTTGAGCAAACGCAGGAACGTTTTTTGTAAGTTCTTGTTGTAGCCAGTCTACAACATTAGACCCTACAGTAATAAACTCATCAACAGATGTTTCGTCAGATAATTTTCTATTTTGTCCACCTGCACTACCCGAATTACCTGTTGATGCATAACTTTGAGAACCTAAATCAAACTTTTCACTGAATATTTTATGTCCAGACCCGTCGGGATTTTGTGGTATATCAATTCTTTGTGTTACTGTAAATTTTACACTATCATCTAATACAAATTTCCATTTGTGATTACTCTTTGGATCTTGAATCTTTGCATCTTTTCTTAATTTTACTTCTGCTTCATTACATGCTTTTTCTAATGATGTTAATAAATCATTAACTTTTTTTACATTAGGAATTTTTACAGGCATTTTCAAAGTACATAAACTGGAAGCAGTTTTAGGAACGTTATGAGCAATAATATTATAACGTGTTCCCATTTCTGTAACTTGTGCTTGAATTTGTTTTATTTGTAAACTATAGAAAAATTCACCGGGATATTTGATTGGTCTGCTCGTTTCAGGATCTCTTGCCATAAATTCTACTTTTAAAACATATAGTGCATGTTGTATTGTTTTAAAGTTAAATGCTGTTGAATATCTTAGAATTCTATTTAATAATTTAAATCCTAATGGCTCAGTTAAATTAAATTGAAATACACCACTCTGTACTGAACCTGAATCTGGACTAGGTCCATAAAAACTCATTATAGTTAAATTATCAATAGCATATTCTGTAGTTACACCATTTTCTGCAATTAAAACCGCCTTGCCACCTCGTCTCAGATCACTTAAATCATCAGTGTATTGCATTAGTGTAAGTGGTTCATTCCAAACATCAGGATGCACAAGATATAGCGACAATTTATATGTCGGGCTACTCACAGTGCTCATCCAATTATCGGTAATTTGAACTTTTCTCGCCATAATATTTTTAACTAAATGTTACTGGAACCTGAATTTCTAATCCAGATACAAAATCTATAATAGGATCTTTTAACGTGTCAGGATTGAATTCAGCAAATACCCACCATAACTTTGCATTGCCATACAAGTCATATGCTAGTTTATCTGGCTTATGATCGTATTTAGACTCAACAATAAAAGATCTAGTTAGTATTTCTTCTTTGTTTGAAATACTAGATTGAAGAATATCTAAAAACTTGTTCTTTATAATTGGTGTGCTTCTGTATAAACTATCTGATCTATATGTAACTTTTGCCATTAAATAAATCCTTTATCTGTTAGTGTTTTACCTAGAGCATATTCTTTAACATTAAAATAGTCTCTTACTCTTTGAGGAGGAATTTGTATTGCTAGATCTAAAGTAACAAGTAACTGAGAAGGTATTGTTGCATCTTCTTTATATTCAGGATATCTAACAGCACCATATTCACCTTCGTTAAATTCAGTTGCTTGATAATTCATCTCTTCAATTTCATTATAAGAATAGTATATTCCATTAATTACCCTGCCGCCTTTAGGTGGCTGTAATGTAATATAGTCAATATCTTCAGGATATGTATAGTTTATAGATCTCACAACAACAGGAAGATTTTTAGCACCAGCATGTCCATATGCACTAAATCTTAAGATAGGTGGAGGTGCACCCGCTGTTGCATTTCTTTTTTCACCACTTGAATCATATGCACCAAAATCTCCTTTAGTGGCCCATTTTAAAAAATGTAATGCGGCTAATGTATAATATCCCTCTTCCGCTGTTCCTGATGTAAATGTCGCTGTTACTTGCACAGTAGGGCTAGGGGTATTCTGATAATAATTTTGTTGATACTGGCCATGGATCATATCATAAGATCCATAATTTGCTGCATATCCCCACATAATAGTCGGTGTATAAGGAAAAATAATACCATTTTCAGTTTTAGATAATGGCCTCATAATTCCGTTTTCCATTAAAACTTTTGTTTCAGGATTAACACTTACCAATTTTACTTTGTGTTGGCTGTTTATACCCTCAAAGCCGTTCCTATTTGTATCACTAGGAAATTTCTTATTAGTGTTAGGAGACACTGGTTTTTCAACTGTTGCTGTGAGTGTTTCTGGTAATTCATCATAGGTACTACCATCTTCAAACTCAACAGTGGCGGCTGGATCGTTTACTGGAACAGTGTTTCCTTCTACATCAGTACTTTCACTACTAGATGGAGGCCAATTACCTTTTTTAACTGCGTTTTGTTGCATTCTGATTTTCGTTTTCGCCTTATTCTTGAGTGATGATTTTAAAACTTTCTTTTCACCCTTGGCCGCAGCATTTTTGTCCATTACGGGTTCATCTAATAATTCTTCCAGGCTATATTCTTGACCCAATATATTTTCGGTGTTAGGATTTCCATTTTCAACTGTCATATTCTTAACCTACCTTTAATAAAGTCATAAACTTGTTGATCAAACTTACCAAAGAAATCAGTGAAAACTTTCTTCTTGTCGTCTTCAGGAGCGTCACTACGCATTGTATTACGGAAATCCGTAGCACTACGGCCCGCATCTTTAATAGGCACAGTGTAAACATAACCAGCCTCATCTGCTGTTACAAGTGGCTCACCGTCTTTCCACCAACGCAAATATCCCATCTTCAATCTGTTGGCGTCTTTTTCACCATAAACTAGTACTAGTGCTGTTTTCTTGGGATCACGACCTGCTTTAGTCATGTCAACATTGTACGGATGAGTGTTAATAATATGATCTGATGGTATGCCAAACATTTGTGTCATTAGCATTGCTTTCTCATCAAACGTGAACGGATCACGCTCTGGCTCTGCGTTCTTGCCCACCATAGTGCTGATAAATACATTGTTACTACCAAACTTCTGGACCAAATCCTGATACACTTGGTAATGACCATTATGCATGGGCTGGAATCTTCCGCCATAGAACACTATTAAGTCGGTAGTGGGTGCTTCTGTTATGATGTCAGTAATTCGCATTCAGTCGTTCTCCGTAATAATAGTATTTAGTTGAAAAAAACCGCTTGACAAACAAATAGTTAATGTTTATAATGTATCTAGTATAAAGGAACAAATATGGCGAGAAATCACTATCTTTCAAATAAAGAATTATTAAAAGAAATACATAAATCAAAGATGTCATACAGTTGGGTAATGGATGAAAAATACTCAAAATATGATATTATTATAGAAGATTTAAAAGAATTAACAAAGAAAAAAATAAAAGAAGCAAAAGAAAACAGAGCATCTAGACTACAAAAAGAAGCACATGAAGCGGAAGTGTTAAGATGGGAACAAGGTGAATTACAGAAAAAAACAAAGCCACGTGCTTCAGAGTTTGTTGTTGATCCAAAAACCATCAATGATGAAGATATTGTTATTCGTGTAATGTCTTTTCAACATATACCAGAAGAGCCTGGCAGAAAAACAAATCCAAAAACAATAGCAGATCATCATGCAAGATGCAATTTTCCACCCTTTCAACATTATTCTTTTATTGAAGGTGAACTTTCTGAGGTTGCTAGAAGTCATTGGCAAGGATCGCCAAGTAACGGATTCTTTAGCACAACTCATGGTAAGACTAGCGAAAGATTAGCAAAAATGTATCTAATGCTTTGTTCTAGATACAGTATGCGAGGTAACTGGCGAGGTTATACATATGTAGATGAAATGAGAGGACAAGCATTACTTCAGTTAACACAAATTGGTTTACAGTTTAATGAAGCAAAGAGTCAGAATCCATTTGCATATTATACAGCCGCAATCAACAATAGTTTTACAAGAGTTCTTAACTTAGAAAAAAGAAATCAAAATATCAGAGACGATTTACTTGAAGAAGAAGGGTTAAACCCAAGTTTTACTCGTACATTCAATGCTGAATGGGAACAACAACAATCTAACGCAGAGGAATAAAATTTGTTTTTTGATGAAGTAGTAGTCTTCACAGACATCCATTTCGGCATGAAAAATAACAGTCGTGCCCATAATCAGGATTGTGAAGATTTTATTGTATGGATG